ACTAGTAAGTGAAGCATCCGAATTTAAATCATCACTCGTCAGTCAGATCAGTGATTACTTAGAACTTTATCTTGAAGAAAAACTTCCATTCGCGGAGATTCAAGAAGCTGTAAACAATAAGAGAGCAAATGCGGTACTCAATGAGATCCGTAATTTACTTTCAGTTGATATGGCTCTTGCAAAAGAAAGCATCAAAGATGCTATTGTTGATGGTAAGTCAAGATTAGATGAAGCTGCAAGTCAGCTTGAAGCTGCTAATAAGCAGATTAATGAACTAAAGAGCAAGCTCGTTCGTACAGAAGCCGATCTTATCCTTGAGAAGAAAGTATCTTCTCTAAGTGAAGATGAGCAGAAGTACATGAAAAAGATGCTCAACGGCAAATCAGCCAAGTTCGTTGTTGAAAATTTCGATTACACACTCGGTCTTTTCAATAAATCTGAAGAAGAGCGGCTCGGCAGTCTTAAGTCACAGGCCATTACAGAGACATTAGCTTCAACAGTTGATCGTCCAGTAATTGAAGAGTCTGTACAAGAGACTGAATCTCCAAGATTTAATACAAATCCGTACCTTGCAGAGTTAAGCAAGTACTAATTTAATATTTTTTAAAACTTGAGGGTTTTTAACCTGAATAGAGGTATCTATCTTTAGATATTTGGTCGACACTAACGAAAGAAATATATAACAATATGTCAAATATTCGTCCTTCACAGTCATACATCGATGAGTCCCGCGCAAAGCTTCTCGTAGAGAAGTGGGCACCCGTTCTTGATTACACATCAGCGAACGTCCGCGACATCGAAGATGATCACACACGTCTTAACACAGCTATCCTCCTTGAAAACCAGGAGAAGTGGTGTTTAGAAGCCAACCAATCTGGTGGCGCTGGTGTATTCGGTAACGGTTCTGGCAATGGCGCTGGCTACTATGGTAATCAGTTCCCTTCACAGAACGACTCCGCATACGCACAGGGTGATGCTCGTCTTCCGAAGATCCTCATCCCGATGATTAGACGTACATTCCCTGAGCTTATCACTAACGAAATCGTTGGTGTTCAGCCAATGAGTGGTCCAGTAGGACTCGCATTTGCTCTCCGTTATAAGTACGAAGGCGCAGCTCTCGGTGCAACAACAGCTGCTGGTATCGACGGTTCATTAGGATCCGGTACAACAGCAAGCACATGGGCAGCTCAGTCAAGCGGCGCTGAATTAGGTTATCAATACCTCGACTCACGATTCACAGGTGCTTCATCTGCGGCATTATCTGGTGCAACCGGATACTTCCCAATGCAGCCTCAGGATCAGGGTGTCGCTCAGCTCCTCGCTAACTTCGAATTAACAAGTCAGATTCCTCAGATCGTTGTCTCCTTCGAGAAGACAGCAGTTGAAGCCGGCACACGCCGTCTCGCAGCTCGCTGGTCAGTCGAACTCGAGCAGGATCTTAAGAACATGAACGGTATCGATATCGACACCGAGCTCACAAACGCAATGTCTTATGAGCTTCAGGCCGAAATCGACCGCGAAATGATCGTCCGTATGATTCAGACAGCTCTCAATGCCGGCTACGGCACTGGGTTCTCAGTCTGGTCACCTGCTTCTGCAGACGGCCGCTGGCTCGTTGAGCGTAATCGTGACTTCTATCAGAGACTCATCGTAGAGGCAAATCGTATTGCCGTTCGTAACCGCCGTGGTGCTGCTAACTTCATCGTTGCAACTCCTCGCGTTTGCGCAATCCTTGAAATGCTCCCTGAATTCCAGTGGGTACCTGTTCAAGGTAACGTCAACACACAGCCTGTCGGTGTTGCAAAGGTCGGTTCACTCGCTGGTCGCTTTAATGTTTATCGTGATACACGTACTGAGGCTCAGTACGAGGCAAACGCCGGAGGTAACTTCGGTGGCAAGGGTGGTTTCCCATCCGGCACAACTCGTAATGCACGTCTTGACTACGCGCTTCTCGGTTACAAGGGTCCTGAATTCTATGATACCGGTATTATCTACTGCCCTTACATCCCTGTAATGGTACAGAGAACAATCGGTCCTAACGACTTCAGTCCTCGTGTTGGCTTACTCACCCGTTATGGTGTTGTTGATAATATCTTCGGTGCAAACCTTTATTATCACGTCATTATTCTCCAGGGTCTCAGTACAGCCTTCACACCTGCTACACAAGCGGTGTACTTCTAAGATCGGAGTTCAATCAAAAGAAAGGTGGAATCGAAAGGTTCCACCTTTTCTTTTTTATATACAAAAAACCTAACCGTAGAGAATAAATATTCATATATGGCTTACGAAACCCTTCTTACTCTTCCAGTAAACCTCGCAGCATTAGCCTACTCTTCAGTAGGACCTACAAGCGGGTATGATCTTGTATTTTTTACAGATGCAGCATGTACACTCGGTAATCTAACCGGTGACTTAGCAGTTATTGTTAACCTTAATACAGGTGTAAATTCAGACGGAGCAACATTATCTGCTGCCACTGGTTCAATTACGCTTACATTAAGTTCAGCTTCAAGAATTCCAACACCTGTTGTAATTAGCAACGGTTACTTAGCAGCATCAACATACAACGGTACAGTCAGTGGTGCAACAGCAACAATTAAGTTCACAGAGCCAAACTTCTTAAACACATCAATCAGTGTTTCAGCAAATAAGACAACAACAGTTATGGACCCAACAAAGACATCAGTAATTGATAATCTTATCTGGGCTTCAATTAACCCAGCAGAGTCAGGTCTCGGTATCGCCGGTCTTCGTACAGCTTACGGCAATGCAAGACTTGCAGCTCAGCAAGGCTGAGAAAGAACATTATAATTAAATAAAAAAAAGAGGAGACGAAAGTCTCCTCTTTTTGTTTATATGCCAGTACCTATTACTGACCCATTGCTTTTATTGTATAATTCTGAACGTTAACTAATCCTACAGGAATAAGCTCAGGCTTACTTGCACGAACAGGATTAATATCAAGTGATCCACGCCGTGAATAAAGAAGTGATACACAGCAATCCTCAACCTCTGGATGATTCATAATACTTATGAATAGCTTCTCTGCGCAGAATTCATGGAACTCATTAACCTCTCTTAACGAGACAATTTCCTTAAAGAGTGATTCAGGATCTACAGCCATACCATCTTTCGATATAATATGGATATAAGCAGCTCCAGTATCCTTCTGCTTAGTGTGACGGCAGCGTGAACGAAGAGCGTTTGTAAAATACTTGCTAGATACTTTCTCGTTATCTTCTGGATGTAGCTTGAAAAACTTAATATGACTCTCCTTAGCAGCATAATCTGTGATCTCAATCTTATTAGCCTTATCAACGAGCTCCCAGAAAAGATCCTTATAACCCTCAAGAGGAAACGTATTAGGAAGTGTATCAGCACCTGACGGGAAGAACTTAACATCAACAGGTGAACCGATACAAGCGGAAAGATCGATAGCAATTTGCTTTTCATAATTAGCAATAGCCTCGTTCACCGTCTCACCCATCTTGCACATATCGAATGAGTTCATGTAAAGCTTTGCAGACTTTGACTCAACCATAAATTCAGAGTCAGCTTTATATGTATACTTGACAGTACCGGCTACAGGGTAGCCGCTGTTAAGAAGGAAGGTAGCTTCATGGCAGTGCCATGTATCGTATCCTAGAAATTCACTACCAACAATACCCCAGTCCTTGCGAGCGAGCTCACGAGGCATAGGATTAAGGAGTGATGGGTCAAACTGCTCAGTATAAACAGCATATGATGCTGATGACCCGAGTGTCTTAGATGCAATATCTGTTAGGGTTGTTGTGGACATAAAATCATTTTAATCTGTTCCATTCGTTGTTCAACTGTTCCGTTGACACGAATAATCTTATCATTAAGACCGTAAGCTTCAAATACATGCTCAAATATTTCAATCATATTCAAGCGAAACTCTACATCAATACTTCTCTCACCATCATCAACAATTTCAACATCATGAGGATTAGGATAGATAATATAATCTAATTTGTCTTTAAGCTTAAAGAATACTTCTTTTGAATAATCAAACACCCACTTAGATACCTTACCTTGTAAGTGCAAATACCCTGTATAACAAAAGCCATCGACAATACAGCGATCTAGTATTAAACCTTGTTTCTCGTGCGATATAAGACTATTCTCAATGTGTTTATTAACGATTAAGCACTGAGTAATATCATCACCAGCTTCATTAATTTGAACACCATATTGTCTCTTTACCAATCTAGTTACCTCGTCGACAAAATCAAAACGATCACCATAAAGACCCTTACACTCTTTTAATAGAGTAGTCTTACCTGAACACTGGGGACCTGTAAAGCTTACAATCATATTATGATTATAATACTACTTCGCCCATTTGCCACGATGAACAATTTCAGCAATTATGCTGTAAACAGCGGCATCCAAGAATGCATCAAATACCGACTCATTTGCAGCCTCGACAATACCCTTACGAAGGACAAGATTAATAAGGCGTTGCAGCTTATCATTAAGACGAACAACAATAGCCGAAATTGATGCCTTTCGTTCTTCAAAAGACGTGAGAGATGATCCAAGAGAAATATTACCTGGACCGTAATCAAACTGCTTTTTACAAAACGTGAGGTAATGCTCGGCTTGAATCTTTTTAAATTCAGCACACGTTTGAGGGTATTGTTCTTCGATTGTTTTTACTATTTCTTCAGTTGACATAAGGTTTAAAAAATCTGGTCCAGAGTATTTTTGCTACGGAAGCCATTTCAAAAATCATCTGCTCTTCAGTATAGATACTTCCATTTCGTACAGCACCGGAGATAATAATCTCCCCTTCATCAACGCCAGGTGTAACTCTATGAATTACACAACCGGCAAGCTTGTACTTCTTATCAATAGCTCTCTTCTGCGGATCAAGTCCCTTGAGATCCGGATACTCATTAATAAGACCAGGGTGTAGATTATAGATTTCATACTTCTCACATATCAATTGCGGTACAACACGTAGATAGCCATGAAGTGTAACGAGAGGATTATCGTATTGTTCGAATACGGATTGGTATTCCTCTACAGATGGTTTGTTAGATATATGAACAATATTCAAACCATCATCAATAAGCTTACGTAAATCTTCGCTTATATCTGAAAGATCGGTTTTATTCGTTACAACAGCTACAGGCCTTGTACCGAGCTTCTCACATAGATAAGCAATTTCCGAACCCGAGCGAGAAAAGAAAGCAATCCAATTACGTTTCATCGGCGAATAATCTTTTTGAACATTGATGTATTATAGTTTACTGTCTCTAATTGATCAATGGTAAATTCATACTCAATTAAATCAGCAAGTTTTGTCGATGGTTTCGTAGGTAGACCGTAGTCTGCATCATATTTGATATTATGAATAGCAGCAACAATAGGATTACTAGTATCACAACTTACAATATTATGGATATTGTTATCGACATAATATCTAAATTCTTTAGCTAAAGAACAGCCAAGGAGATGATGTGGCTTATTCCAATTCCAAATACCCTCTTCAATAAGATGATTAATAAACCGCTGACGACCACTACACCAGCGATCAAGCTTTGTATTACCTTCACCTGTAATTTCATAATAGGAAAAATCAAAACTAATAGCAATCATATCTGCCGTTTCAGACATAAACCTATAACACGCAACAAGATCATTCCACGTCTTTCCCTGAACAGCTCCAATTGCCTTTGTAATACAAACATCCTTGACAGCTTGTATCTTTCCGCTTACTAACCAACTATGAAAACTTTCAACCGTTCCTTTAGTATCTTCAAGTACATCTGGAACAATAAACATATTCGGCTTAAGATCGATAGCTGCAGCTAAAAACTTATCACTATCAAACGCATGTCCTAATTCAAATATTGAGTTGTCTAAAAGAACTTCTCTATTGTAGACCTCTCTAGATGTTTTGAAGAATTGCTTATAAGCAGGGAACTGATCAAAAAGATGAACGAGTGCGTAGTCGAAATCGTTATAACCACGTGAGCTTTCTAGAATAGAAATAGGAGATTCATGAGATACCTTTAGTAGCATAACTATATAATACAGGTAAATATTAATAAAATCAACTATGGATTACCCGAAATACGAAGGAAATTATCTTGGGATTGTCGTACAGAATAACGACCCGCTTAGACAAGGTAGAGTTAAGGTTTTCGTGCCGCATATCTCACCTACTGTCTATCAAAACTGGGCTACAACACAGAATAAAGATCTTGCGTTTAAATTTGTCGGTCTAAACATCAATAGTGATTTAACTAATATTCTCGACGACTTAAAGACAATTCTTCCCTGGGCACCTCTTGCAATGCCTATAACCGGTGAGATGGCGAGTGGCAGATACAACGACACGACAAAAAATGCCTCAACGAGTGATTCTAGTTGGTTTCAAGCAACACAATTCAGCTTGTCAGCATTTCAAGAGGCCGGTGCAAACTGGGATGGAACAGGAGAAAAACCAGGAGCTATTTTCGATCAAAACGCTTTTCAGTTATACGATGCGTTTTATAATCCGGCTGAGACGAACGCAAACAACGTTAATAAGCTTGCTTATAATTATAAGCCTGAAACTTATAGTAATTTAGCTAAAGGCACATTTGGTATACCGAGAGTAGGCGCCCACGTATGGGTATTTTTCAATCAAGGTGATCCATTAAAACCTGTTGTATTTGCTGCAGCATATGGTGCTAGTGACTGGCAGGGTATATATGATGTTGATTTTGGAACAGATCTCGGTCAAGACTATCCCGGGGAGTATGAAAACTTCAATGAGGAAGCAAATACATCAACAAGCTCAACGTCTGGTAGAGTAACGCCATCGAAGAACCATACAATAAACACTGATACGTATAGAAACAAATACGTAATAAATCAGAAAGGCGGTACATTACAATTTGTTAATACTGATAATAGAGAAATGTTAAAATTTACTCATTATTCAGGTTCTTTTAAAGAATTTAACAATCAAGCAAATATCGAATTTGCAGCTAATAACGATCAAAAACTCGTAACAGGTGATTCATTTGACACCGTACGTGGATCGAGAAACGTGTTTACACAATTTGATAGTGATAATATTACGTTTGGTGATGTATATAGAAAAGTTGGTGATTTAAGTCGTGTAAAAATTTACGATAAGTGGAAGTCAATAATGGACGATATTGCTGATACAAAACAGCTATTTGAAATTATGAGATGTAATCCTGTTCAAGGTATTCCATCTAATTCTCTTTTTAAATTAAATTCTAAAAAACAGGAAAAATCCGGTCAGCCAGCTCCTTGCCCGGTATGTACAGCAATGGATCAGGGTGGTATTGATTTTGCTGTTAATAATAGATTTCCGCAGGATCCAAAAAATGATAAATTAAATGTATCACTACCTGTTCATTCCAATAAAACCGGTCTCGGTACAGGTCAGGCCAATGCTACAGGATTACAGCTAGCTCATTATGTGACACAAAAAGGGTTTCCTGTCTTCGGTCAAGATGCTGCAATTAATGTAATAGGTGCTTCGCCTGGTATACCTACACAGTTAAAAGATCAAGAAGGTAACGCATTTGTTCAAGGACCAGGGTATCTTGCTGCACCGCTAACAAAGGCACCGGGTATACCCTGCCCGGTTTGCAATCAAGGTAATTTTGCAAAAATTGGTGCCGATAACAGACCTGGTCTTAGTCCAAGTAGCTTTGCAGGTTTTTGGACTCCAGATATACGTAAGAAAGGTCTTCCTCTTCAATATGATGCTGTATTACCGCAATTAGCTGCACTTGAAGCTGCAATGGGTACAGGTGGCACAGAGATTGTTGAAATAGAAAAAAATAAAATTGAATCAATCGGTTTAACGATAAACGATTGGGGTGCTATTCGTGTTGATCCATTGGGTAAGCTAGACCCAGCACAGGTTCAGGTATTCCCGGGTTATACACGTACCATACCTGCACCTTCACCTCTTATTGAAGTTGTACAGGTTGATGATTTACCAGGCGGTACATACACACTTAACGTCGCAAATAGATACAGTATGCTCGTAGGAGCCGGTGGTATCAATATGAAATCATATGGTGTGGTTAATATCTCCGGCGCTATGTCTAATATTGCTGGTGAACAGATTAACATAGGTTCAGCACTAGAGACAAATATTGACGGTGGTAAGAGATTAAATCTTACAGCTGATATTATTAGTATAAAGCAGCGCACCAATCAGCAGGTACTTGTGGATAGTGATTTAGGTGTAACCGGACAAACAATTATTAAAGGAGCTCTATATGTCGAGGGTCCTGTCTTTGTTCATGAACTCAATAGAGTAGGAAAAGTTCATACCACAGATCTCGCACAAGTTCAAGGTGCAAACAAAAAAGCAGCTTCACCACCGACACCGTCTGGTGTAATGATTACGAGTGATACAGCTCACATGACTGTAGATCCTGAGGATGGTGTTGTTATCGGTGCAAATCCAAAGATCCCAACTTATATGGGGTACACAGATACCGCTCGAGCTGCGGCAGTAATGCCAGAAAATATGTTTATCGGCGTCGCTCCTGCAGGAGCACAGCTTCAAGTAACACTCGGCGGACTACCTGAAGGGTTACAGAAAATCGTCGGTAGTGTTCTTAATGTAACTCTTTCACTTAACCAAGCACTACCCGTCGTAGCAAAGAAAAATGTTACCCAGGCTAATATACTTGCCTCAGGAATTAACGCTACAAGCGTAACAAACATAACACCACCTATGCTCTCTATTACTGATGTTTCAGCTTTACCTCAATATAAGACAGTCGGTGATACATCGACACTTGTTAAGGCTATTGGCGGACCGACAGCAACACTCGGTGCTTATATACCTGGTGCAGGTTACGGTGATCCGATAAAACAGGAAAACTTACCGCTTAGAGGCCTTCCAACAGTTCAAAGAGCAAAAATTATGGCTCTATTCTCACCACCGGCGTATAACGCTTCCTTAGCACCGGGTGTTGTATTCGGTGACGGTTCTGATGCTGATGCACACTTATCAGCACCATCGCAATTCACATATATGGCCGGTGCTGAAACATATAATACAACTAATGCAGGCCTAAGAATGAAATTTATGGATCAAGGTAATGTACCTTCAGCACCAGGTCATTTCACTAATAGAAATAACTACGATCAAACAGAACTCGAAGGTATTTTACCGAAATAACTTATGATCGCTTAGTAAATGATTTGATGTTAAGCATCCAATCGAGTAATGCTTTTTCCCACCCAACATCTTTCCCGGCACGCTCTGACATATACCATTTGTGCTCTTCTATCTGTCGCTTTTCCTCTATATACTTTTTATACAACAATGTATCTTTAAGAGGAAAAGTATTCATAAAAGTATTTATGAATTGGGCCAAATGTATTCTAAATTATCTGGTATCTCCGGCCATAATGATTTATAGAATTCAGGCTTTTTTTGTATAAGCATAGACTTATGTGAAATATGAAATGCCTCATCACCTAACCATAGTGGTAGATCATTTGTTTCGTTTGCTACATAATGCGCTTTAATCTTTTCATAGCATGTATCTTTATAGCCTCGATCTTTCCAGGCCTGGCAAATCTGTAAGCCGTATTCAACTAATGCATTAGGATGCTTTGACCACATACGAGTACAAGGGTGATTTGACCATCCTTTTCCTTTTGTTATACCTCTTATTTTGTTTAGCATCTGCAGAACTTCAACACGCTGCTTGCCTAAACGCTTTTGATCTAAAACGCTACCTGACTTGTAAAAGTCATTATATGGAAGAAATGTTTGCATACTTTATTACATGCTATATGCAATTTTAATAATAAGCAAGCTTTTAAAACAAAGCAGGAGCAGTATGTGTAATTATATCAGTAACAATTGCTTGTTCCCGCCAACCCGCCCCTGATATAAAAATATACTGCTCCTTCAATTTTTATTTAGGTTAGAGCGGCAGTATTTTTATACGTCTCAATAATTTTTTTTATTGCACTATTATTCGTTCTATTAGCGATATTTCTGTTATCGAGAATAAAGATTGTAAAGTAGCCTGCGGCTTGGTAGAACGGGACATTTTTATTTTTAAAAATACTTTCGTAAAGAGCTTGTAAATTGATATCATCATCTGTTATTTCCTTAAGACACTCACTGTCGATTGGATAGACGCCTGACTTTAAAAACGAGAAATTATTTTCACAACTAAGACCATATTTCTCAATAAGCTTCTTATATGGAGAGACACTATATCCATCAAACACGATACTGGCATTAGACATTATATCATCAATTATATTTTGAATTTTCTCACCCTTTGTATTGAGCTTTATACCTCTAAAAAAGCAAGGCATTGTTTCAGGGAAATGAGAAAAATGCAAGACATCAACAGGCTTGAATTGCTTTTCAATTAAGAGTCGCAATTGATCATAATGATTGCGAATTTGAAAACCGAGAATACACACAGGGTAATCTTCATCATGAAGTGCCGTGAATGTACACGGATCAATTTCTTTTTCAACATTATTAATATCTAACGGGCTCATTACCGTTAATAGTAATATGACTATACCGATTATCAACTAAAAACTAGTGTCTAATAAACTCTGCAACCACAACTGCTATAACCGAACAAACACCTGCTATACCTGCTGCAAACGCCTTGGCCTTAAAATTTAGACTACTATTAACATCTCTTTTCTTTTTTTCAAATTCTTGTGTTATCTGAAATGAAATAAGATCGAATCTACCATTAACAACATCGGTTATATTTTTGAATTTTAACGCCATCTCCTTATCCATCGATTCAAAATTTGTATCTAATTTATCCTCTAAACTCGTTATTCTATGTTCAAGCTTAGACACCTGTGTTATAAGTGAAGGTGTACCGTTTCCTTGGTATACGGTTTTATAAAGCGCATCTACATCGCTACGTAGTTCTTTTATATCTCTTGAAGCGTATTCTTGCTCATTCATCGCTATATATTTACTTATTGGCCGAAATATTAAAACTATAAGATAAAACACCAGTTTTTAAAGAATATACTTTTCCAGATGTTCTACCTGCTTTATCTTTTACAACGATAGTTAATTTATCATATGTTACAACAGGTCCGTTAACTATTTCTACAGCTCCTAAATTAATACTATATGCACGAACACCTGATTCTGCATCAAAAACCGAAATTCTATTCTTACTATCAACTACTGCAGAATATACTTTCTGCGTAATCTTCTGTTTACCTGGTTGAGACATTTTTCCCATATAAGTATTTATTAAAATAATTAATGTAATAAATAATTTATAGACATATGTCAACACAAATTGTTAAAATACTTGTAAGAAGAGGCACGGACGCACAGAGAAGAACAGCTGAAGGTACAGGCGTTCTCTTTACACTCGGAGAAATAGGCTATTCTATAGATACAAATAGACTTTATATTGGTGACGGTGTGACATATGGTGGAAGAACCATCGGTATGAGAAATCTAGGATTTGTATCCTCTCTCTTTGGAACATTTGCAAATACAGGTCTTTCTCAAGATGCATATTACGCTTGTACGCTTAGTGCTGCAGATACCGGAGATATTATCTATGATCTTTCAACACGCTCTTTTTATACCCTTACTGGTACATCTGCCTTTCCTCCACTTTCAACTGACTTCGTAAAGTATGATTTTACCGTTCACGTTAACCCAGCGATCTTCAGTTTTGATTCTAACAATAATTTAAACCTCAATATCGGAGGTGTAGGTCCTCAGTATCTATCACAAGGTTGTGTTGGTAACGGTCTTGTAAAATATGACATCAACGCACCTATTACAATTGCTAACAACGGTATAGTTAACACAATGTTAGCACCGATGGATGCTAATACTGTAAAAGTAAATTACGCACAGGGTCTTGCAAATCCTCAGGATCTTTATTGCGGTGAAAATCAAGTTATAGGACGTACAATAGGAAATGGTCTTACAGCAATCGGATTTTCTCAAGTGCTCGCTGCAGCAAACTTTAACGGTTTAAATGGCGTTCTCGTTCAACGTCCTGATGCATTTACTACAAACGTAAGTTTAAATTCAAATGTGTTCACCGTTGCAAATGATTTTAGTTCGCTTTCGATTACAACACAGCTTAATGCAAATAGCTTAACTGTATCCGGTAATACAATCCTACAGGGCTTAAACTGCCAGGCAATTAATACAAATAGTAACAGTATTAACGCTGGTAATGGTAATATTTATTGTAATCAAATAAGTAGCGGTCAGATTAATACAAACGGCAATCAAATTGCTTGTGGTAATCTACACGCCGCTGGTAACCTCGCAGCTGACGGTACAATATCAGCTGGCGGTGACGTTATAGCGTTTAATACTTCTGATGCCAGACTTAAGGACAATCTTACATTAATCACGAATTCACTAGATAAGATTGATGTAATTAACGGGTATGAATTTGATTGGAATGAAGCTTCACTCAATGTAGGTCATGATGTAGGTCTTGTAGCACAAGAAGTAGCTCAAATCCTACCACAAGCAGTAAAGGAAAAGAACAATGGATACTTCGGTGTAGATTATCAAAAGGTTATTCCATTACTTGTATCCTGTATTAAAGATCTTAAAACCCAAGTTGAGGAATTAAAGAATGAAGTTCGATCACTTAGTAAATAGTTTGCTCGAAGGCTTTAATGTATTGCCACAAGGCTCTACACCACCTAATACCCTCGATGCAGGTACAACAAAGATCGGTCTAGAGGATTTTACCAATAGAATGGAAACAGTTCCATTAAACTTACCTAATAAAGAAGAGCTTAAAAAAGCTAAGAAGAAAAAGAGAGATCAAAAAGCTAGAGAAGATCTCAAGTCATCCCAAGGAAAATAAATCCATTTATCCTTCTCGTATTCACGAATAGAATGATTAGGCACAAACGATGTACCTTGCTTGGTGTATAAGGTGCAGAACTCTAGGTTTGTAATTAACGGTGTAAGAGCATTATTAATATGATGTAGAGTAGTACCGTTATCAGATAAATCATCAACCACGAGTACTCTTCCATTTACAACCCTACTCAACGTATCAAAAGAAGGCATTTGTACGATATCGATATTTGCTTTATCTTGTACGTTGTTGTTATTGTAAGTTTGAACGTTGTAATTAAAAACTGTCTTAACACCTAGGTGGTAGCTAAGAAGTGTACCAGGAATATTACCGCCTCTACCGACAGCAATAATTGCAGCAATTTCTTGTGTACTAGAGCTCGTTATTTTTTGAGCAAGTGACAAGGTATCTGTTATAATTTCTTTCCAGGAAATAATACACTTTTGGTCTGACATGTAGAAATTATATCTACAACCAATAATATTAGCTACTTAATTTTGTTAATTTTTTAATTACGGTATGAAGATCCATAAGCGCACTTTGATAAGCCTGCTTATTACCTCTTGCACAGATATCAGCACACTTTCTGAGCATCTCTACAGCATCCTTTGCTTCATTACTTTGCTCTCTTGATTCTGGATATTCTTGTGGACGAAACGGATGTACGGCATCACCTTTATTGACTATAAGTGGTCCGATGTTGCTCACAGTACTCTCATATAAGGAATACATTGCTTTATTCTCATCCTTCATCTAAATTATTTATATCTAATGACTGAAGAAGAGAGAGAAGAATATGAAAATGCAAAAGAAATTGTATTCGATTATATTAAAGAAAATACCTTTTTATACAAGATATGTGAGGGGTGTGAATCTATTGTCTATCACTCTAGAACATTTTGTCCGGTATGCAGGGGCTATAATTTCGACTCCGGTAGAAAGAGAGTTCTTAGTCAGGTGAGAAAAGCGCGTAAGGAGGGTACTACCTATTTTGATGTTTGATCTTCTACGTATTTGTGAAGATTCTTAGATAGAAAAATAACATGCTGCATGGCTTTTTCTTTCTTATCACCTTTAAGCTTTTTTGCATCGAGATACCTATCAATAACATAATCTGGGGTAACTCTTATTAATTTCTGTTTCATTGGTATTATATAATTATAAACAACATATAAAAGATCAAACGTCTTTAAGTTTAGTTGATGCATCGACATCCATTTCAGCAGCTATGAGCATGTATTTTAAAACACTGAACGCTACTTCATACTCTTCCTTATCTATTAGTTTGTTACTATAGGCATCAGCTAAATCATCTGAAACATTCATAACATAATTTTTAACAAACCCTAGAACACTAAAAGGGGTATCTTCTTTAAACTGTTGTTTTATCTTATCAAGGTATTCAGTATCAAACGGGCTCTCGTCACCATAGGCGTATTTCTCACGTATTACCCTAACGTATTCATCTTCACGTTTGGTATGAAACTCTTTGAGCTTTTGTTTAAAATCATCAAACATCCGCTCTTGTATGATTTCTGCGGATAGTTTCATACATCGGATTTATTTAGTTTTAAAACGTCTTGCGTAACTGCGAATATTTCCAATTACCGATTTAATTAAATCAGGATTGTCCCTACAAATACTCATAAGAACCTTTAATCCTATCTCCATACCAAGATGACGTGCCTGTTCCTGGGTCTTAATAGTTCCTTTATATGGAAGCTCCAACCACCCGGCATAATCTGTATACTCTTCCTCCTCACTACTACCCTTGGCGTAGGTACGAATGGAGTTAAGAACGGCGTTAATTAATTCAGGATTATCTCTACAGATCTGAACGATCTTCTTACCAATAACGTAGGCAATTCTTGTGGCTTGGCTAGCCGAAGAGACCGGTTGTTTATAAGGAAGCTTCAACCACTCACCCTTATCCTCCGGCGTTGATACCGATTGTTCGTTAGAAGAGGGAGATGGTAAGGATGAGGTAGCAGGTACCGGGCTATGAACCGTTGTACTATTTCCTATAGCATTCCCTGTTCCAACAACGTTATTCTCATACAGATAGACTAATGAATTAATGTCTTTTGACATACATCATTATTTAGTCTATAAGCTTACTGAGAATATTATTAACGTATTGTTCAAATGTACTAACAGACTCGTTAGCTTTTGTTTCCTCACCTTCATTGGCATGAATGGCAGCGATTTGTTTCATTGCTGCTTTCTTAGAAGGATGGGTACCAAAGACATGACTACTACCGGTCTTCTTCATGACTTTATATTTGCTACCGGATTTTACGATTTTATAAGGCATAGAATTATTTAATGTCCTTATTATTACGAATAAAGGAAGTTACAATATCAAAAAGCTTAATACCGTGATCGGAATTCTTTGTTTCCTTACCACCGGTTAATTCAATGAGTTTGTTCTTAAGATCTACTTGATCAAATCCGGCTTGTTTCTTAGCTATCTCCTTAAGCTCTTTAAAAGCCTGTTGAAAGTGTCCGAGGGCTTTCTGTAGCTGGGCATCAGGAAGCCCTGGGGAAGGAGGGGCATCATTATAAACAGGACCAGCCGGGGCACTAGTTATGGGCTCGGGATTATTACTCTTACTACCAAAAGGATCTTCCATCCCCTCTCTATACAATACCTGATTATAGGCATCGGACAGGGAAATAGGCTTCTTTCTCTTCATACTATAATATTTAGGCTTTCGGGGTACACACGCCCCCGGATTCACCCAAATAGAGGCCCAAAATTTTTTTTCCGGGCTTTTTCGGCCTACTTCCGCTTCTTACCCTTATCCGATCTCTGGGCCCGGGCCTTTACTCCACAAGACTCACGCAAGTATTTCGCGTAGGACTTATTATCCTTATTTCCGTACATTCCAACTTTTTTAGTAGCCATATAAGAGAATAATAGAATAGAGATTTTAGGAAATCAATAAAAAAAGGCTATATACGAAATCTCAGAGAATTTTATAAAAAAATTTTTTTTTATCCCCCGGCCATAGCCGGGACAATGGAGATCTCATCGGAATCGGTTACTTCGGTAAACTGGGACTTCATAAAGCGAATATCCTCGGCGTTTACGTAGATATTAACAAAGGTCCTAATACCGCCCTGTTCATTTAATAGTCTCTCTTTAATTCCAGGGTAACCAAGTTCTAGGTTATCTATAACCTCAAGAATCGTGGTTCCTTTAACGTATACGAGATCGGCATTATTCGTAAGCTTACGAAGGGGTACGGGTATAAGAATAGAAGGCATATAATATTAATTATCTAACTGTTTCCGGATATCCCGTTTACTGGCCTGGCGCTCGGATTTCCAGAACATCCGGCGAAGCTGTTTTCTGAAATGCACCCAATATTCAGGTGGCCGGGTAAGGATCCCTTTCTTTAACGTTCCCATGGTTACTTGTTCCAAACAAATACTGTACTACCGGTAGGGGTAGTCTCCCAATGGGCACCGCCGTGTTTAATAACCTCGGCCTTAGTAACGGCATTAGGACCCGGTATAAACCAAAGAATAAGGCAGAATATCAGGGTAAGAACAAAGGAGGTAATAATATTGGTGATCTCAAAGAATGTCTTCATAGAATATATAGATATTTAGTTTAATGAAAGAAAGGACCTACGGTTACATGTATCAGATTATAGTAGACCATTCCTTACCGGCATAGCCCATACTGTACTGGCCCCAGAAGCCGGAACCGGATAAGGTCTCCTTATAAAGATCAAATAGCTCTTTCTCGTATACTTTGAAGGCATAGTGACCGGGGATGACAATACAATAGAGCTTATCTTGAAAGGTGGCCTTTAATACCTTAATGGCATCCATCCCATAGCTTCTAATCTTCTCCTTGATCTGATCGTTAACCTCGGAAACAAATATACAATAGCTCTCCTTAAAGAGTTCGGACTTTAGATTCATTGTAGATTACCAGAATTTGATGACAAAGTGGATGGCGGCGTAGATGGCACCTAGAACCAAAGCAGCACTAAAGAGTACCCAGAGTAGAATTAACAAACGTGCGATTAATTGCATATAAAGAGCATTATAGGAACCCATATAGGAAAGCTCCAGAAAAATCGATAAAAAATTTTGGCATGCGGCTTCTAGCTAACTACCCCCTTTTGTCTATATCTATAAATTCCCGTCCACCGTTCTCTATTAACGTGGGGGTTCTAGAGACACCACCTTGGTTCTAGAACCCCACTAACGTTCTAGAATACTTACCTCCAGCTTCCACTATTGGCTAGGAACTCATCTTCCATTCCACTACTGAAGGGTAAGGTACGTACACGCTTAGTAGTCTTCTTTGTAGCTTCTTCTAGCTCTTTAACAGCACTATCATAGCTATCATTAATAACCTCTTGTAAGGTTCTAGTACCTTTATAGTAACCTTTAACCTCCCAATCTAGTATTGCCTGAATGGTACCTAATGTATAGGCATAAGCATGATCCTTATTGCCTTTAGCCCTTTGGACCTCAAGAAGCTTATTGGTGAGCTCGGTGACTGTTCTGTTCGTTACTTCTTTCTTATTCTTCATAATCTTATTGTGGCTGCTATTGTAGGGACGTACAAGCTTCAATTGCCGATATGGTAGACAAGCTCTACCTTGACATGCTCTTCATCCATCCACTCTATACCACCAACGGTAGTATAACCACCGAAGTAATTACCCGTATTCGGATAGCGTTTACTTAGTGCTGTCCTCATTTTATGAGGCTCGTAATCACCCTCGAAAGGGACCTTATAGCAGGTCAGATCATAATAGGGGCTCTGATCGCCCTTGATGACCTCTCTCTTACCCCACTTCAATGTGCCGTTATTTTTCATACCTTCAGTATAAGGTCTTTGTTCGGAACAGTCAATGCTAAAGGCTACCACCTGACCCTGTAGCGATTGTATTGCTCAACCGAGCAACCCTCTTCGTATTCCCCAAGCATCATGTTCTCACATTGCTGCTCACGAAGGTTCTCCAGCTCGTGATTGATCCTGGTGAGCTCCCCGAGGCCCTTTGCCTTGTTCGCTTGAAGCTCGAGTTCGTTGATTCGGTATTGGATTGTGTTCTTATTTTCCATACTATCAGTATAATGGAATTTGGTCGAACGGTCAAGCTCCTTCTACGACATTCCCATGCATGTCTCGGACGACGTTCCGCTCCTCCAGAGCCTCTTCCAAGACAGTCATCTCACACTCAAAGACATCAATCAGATGACTCCATTGATCGTCTCGGTATTTGAAGCCGGCCATATCGAAGGCGTCTTTGATGTATGAAAGACTGCCTGTACGGAGGGTCTTTCGCCATTCAGAAGCGAAGAACTGATCGTTGTCAATCCAGAGCTCCAGCTCCTGGGGGCAGTTATTGGTAAGGTCGTTGTTGTACATATTAAGCTCCTTCGTCGATATCGATTACTACAGCCTGACAATCTTCGTCGATTGAGACGTCTCGGATCTGATATTGATATCCATTGACATCGACAATCGCAATCTCCATGTCCGCTAGTTGATTCTTCTGGTTCTGTTCTTCTAGGTATTGGATGAGTTCTTTGATCTTCATATTAGCGAGGCATGAGGGCGAAGGCCACAATGTTGATTACGACGACGGCTGAAGCAGCAGCCAGGAGCCAGAGGTTGATCGGATTGTTTACGTTGTTCTTATTTTTCATACTATCAGTATAAAGGAACTTCGGACGAACCTCAAGCCTAGATTCCGTACGAGCGAAGGACTAGGAAGGTATGGCCCTCATCCAGAACATCGTTCTCCGCCTCAACAGCCACGGCTACATGATTGACGGCGCAATAGTCATCCCGATCGGGATCATAAACGGTGATGGTATCGTCGAGGCGCTCGGCTGGAATCTCCATGAGCGATTTGATGAGTTGTTTGTATGTCATGGTATTAGCGGGAGTTACGAACCAAGTCCATTCCATGTCTCACTACATCATCAAAGCTTCCGTAGCTGTTGTAGAGATCGACAATTTGACAGTTAACGTCAGAGGAGCCAATTTCAGGCACCCCCCACTCCTTCAACTCTAGCTTGGCTGTGTTACGAACCATGCACTGCATTCCAGTCTCGAGAGCCTTAAACTCTCCCATTACTTCTTCGAACGTTTTTCTATTTTTCATACTCTTATTATGGCTTCTGATTGTGGAACACTCAAGCTTATTCCTTATTCCAGAGGTACGCGACCTCAGTTAGATCCTGAATGAAGCAGCTAAATTCACCATTCATGCATGCGTTTTCTACAGCAATAGCAGCCTCTTCCATCGTCGGATCCTCAGTATAGATAACATCGACTGCTTCCTTATATCCAGGCTTTTCCATAAAACCTTTCAGCTCTTTCAGAGCCTTATAAACATTACCTGTGAGGTCCTCGTACTTGGAGGCGATGGCGATTACTTCTTCGGTGGTTAGGGTGTTCTTATTTTTCATACTATTAGTATAAAGGAAATCAGATGGAACCTCCAGCCTCAAGGGTCGAAATGACTTCCAACCAACTCTCACGCCATGACTTGAACTCGTCGCCAGCCATGGCAAATTGATTGACCATTTCGCGGATGTTAGCGATGAGCCTCTGTGTCTTCTTGCTTACCTTGTTCTTATTTTTCATACATTCATTATGAATGCAGATGACGGAAAGGTCAAGCCGAAAAAAGTGGGACCGCTGGGACTCGAACCCAGAACCAATACCTTAAAAGGGTACTGCTCTACCATTGAGCTACAATCCCGAAAGTGTTGGTAGTGGGTGTGGGAATCGAACCCACGCTCGGCCCTAATCTGGGGCGCCACGGTTATAAATCGTGCGATGCTTCCAATTACATTAACCCACCAACTGGTACCTGTGGTCGGATTCGAACCGACACTGGAGCGATTTTAAGTCGCTTGTCTCTGCCGTTGGACTACACAGGCGTAAAATTTGAAAGAGTCCACCAGGCGCCGGCTTTCCACCTGATAGACTCTTTCGGGGTTCTTTTTGTTCACCGGGCTTTAAGGGCTCCTCCGAGCTTGCGCTCTTCGGAGTGATTCTTTAAGACTTCTTGGTCTTACCGTTGAAGCGGAGAATGGTCTCGGCGGCGAGCTCAGCGATAGGAGACTCAAACGACGTTCCGAGAATTCCCTGGATCTCAGTTACGGTCTTACCGCTACGGAGGAGCTTGGCGACATCGCGGGAGACGTAGTGCTTGGTAATATCCTCAACCGAGCAGGCACGCTGCTCTGCCTTCTTCGAGAGGTACGCGGCGTTGGTATAACGTCCGATTCCGGTGACCTGACAGACGAGCTTCGGCGTAACGACCTTAACGGTCTTAGGCTGCGCACTTTGGGTGGTCTTGCGCTTAACCTGGCTCTTAGGAGCCACTGTGTTGGTTTCGACTGTGGTAGTCATATTGTTCATAGATGATTATGGCTGCTAATATTCGGACCGGCAATAATTATTTTGAGGAATTCGGGGAAAGAAATACGTATGCTGAATTGATGATCAGACCAATGCAGATGATGTAGAAGTAGAAGAAAGGAACGGGATTATGATCAACCCAGCCTGATAGTCCGACGTGGATACAGATGGCGACATTGATGAGGTTGGCGATGATAGCTGTTGTTTCTAGCTTAGACATGGTAGTGTTGGGGTTAATGTTTGCAGGAATACTCATGCAAACGGTTTTGGTTACGGAGATCCTCCAGCCAGGAGGAGTGGGTAAAGTCATGAATGTGCATCCCAAGGAGGGTTGGCTTCTTCTGCATGGTCAGTCCCATGAGGTTGAGAATAGCTTCGAGTGGGTTTTCTAGGAACTTCATAGTATTAGTCGATAGCAAGCTTGTGATCGTCGAGGAGCTGATGGATGTAATCTCCTTCCTTCTCGATACAATAATGATTCCAGAGATAGAGGTAAGGATTAGTGAATCCAGAGCTAACAAATCCAATGTTCAGAATCTGACTCCGAACCTTAGGAGGAAGCGAGAGAATGCTGTCGATGAAAGCATCGTAGTAGTTTCCGTCGACTTGTTCTTCGTTGGTGTTCTTATTTTTCATACTCTAAGTATAATGGCTAATGGTGGAATGGTCAAGCCTATTCAGTGCGATAGGGGATTTCAGCACCCTTCAGGACCTCGAGAAGATCATGAAGGACCTCCTTGTTTGCATTGACAACCTTCTTGAGGCTATCAATCTCCTGGTGGAGGGCTTCGATCTCTGCTTTGATATCGTTATTTGTCATACAATGATTATTGCTTCTGGGTTTGGATCTGTCAAGAAGAAAAGCGATCTAGGTGTTCAATGAGGCATAAGTGCCCGAGTAGGTTCTCCCTAGCAATCTATTCCTAAATCGCGTTAAATGTTAGTAAGTATCTTCAGCTTCTGCAAGCTTTGATTTAAAGTAATCTGGAAAGAAGCCCTCTTCATAGAGGTAGTCGCCAAGCTTCTCCATGTCCCTTTCACCGAATGGTTTCTCATCAGCAGCTATAACCATCATCTCGTTCTGCGGGGTTACCCAAGTACACCACGGGCGTCCAAAGGCTTCAATGTACATCATTCTGTCTAGGTCGGCGTGTGTCATAAATTATCCTCCAATCATCTCCGCGTAGAGTTCAGGCTCAGGCTTGAGCTCCCAGTAACGGACCAGCTGGTTCTTAAAGAACTCATTGAAATCATCTTCACCCATCCAGGTGACAAGCTCGTGGAGGAAGTGCTCTTCAAACCAGATCGGACTGGTGGTCTCCTTAATGAATTGAAGCTTCTCGTGGCGGTTGGTGGTACGATACCACTCTTGTGTTTTATTTTCCATACGTTCAGTATAAAGGCTTTTGTCGGAACGGTCAATCAGGAAACCCACTCAGTATTACTTTCCCAGACACCAACGATGTCTTCGGCAAGGGTAGGATCACCGATCTCACAGCCGTACTCATCACGAATATAGTCTGAAACAAGCTTATCGTTCTGATCATACTCCAATGTGTAGATATAACGATCGCCGTCGTAGGTAACAGCCCATCGTTCGATCTTAACGAAGCTCTTCTCGAGCAATTCAACAGTATTGTTCTTCATGCGTATTGGAGGTTGTATTTTGCTTTGCGTGAGTAGGCTTTCTTATTCTTAAAAGCCTTCTGTTTGGGAGCGAAAGGCTGCCGCACCTTCATCTCTTTGATTTCGATTATCCATTTCTCATTTTTCATACATTCATTATGAATGCATCAGACGGAACACTCAAGCCGAAAATCGTCCAAACAGCCTTCAATCATCTGGACGGCCTCCTTCTCTGTAATTCCTTCCCACCAAACATCATCAATACAAATGATATCTGGTAGATCGTTTAAGCCGAGTCCGAACTCTTTATGACACTTGAGGTTTAGTGCTCGCCGGAACTCCGACCTTGATACTGTGGGTTGATTAAGCAGCGACATACTTCAAAGTCTTACACGTTGCGTTACAATTCTGGACGTAAGGGCAATCATCGCACTTCCGTCCGCTATTGAGAAAGATATCCGGCCGGAGACAGGCTCCAGATGCACTCACTGATAATTGGAGATCAGGGGCGTCCTTAAGGAAGACATTCCGAGCCGGTGAGAAGACCATCTTAGGCATCTCGTACTTCTCAACCTTTACGTCCTTCTTCTTCTTGCGAACGGAGACCTTCTTTTCCTTCTTAGGCTTTGAAGCACTCACACATGACCGGCACTTGAACTCGTCAAGAAGGCTCCAGAGAGTACCGAACTTATTGATACGATTCTCAAGGTTAGATCCGAACATCGTAACGTCGGTCTCGCATTGGTTACACTGGATCTTCTTATTGATAAGATGACCGGTTTTAAGGAAGTGTTCTTGCTGTTCTTTATTTTTCATACGTTCATTATGGCTGCTTCTTCTGGAACTGTCAAGCTATTTGAAATTGAATTTGCCCTCCGAATCTACGTGTGGTGGTATTGGATGCGCAAACAAACGCGTTTCTCCAAGGGCTCCCGTGTTTCTCTTATGAATGATCCGTTTGATTCAGAAGCATCTCGTCAGCTGCTACTGACTCACTAGCGTTTTTAAGGTCAGAATAGTTCTCCATTACAAAGAGATATTCATCCTTTGTGAGTCCGGAGGCTAGTCTAGCCTGGGAGCTAAACATATTGTATACTCCGGATCTACGAATGATTTCGTAGGACTTAAAGTGATTGATTTGACGTTTAGTAAAGCTCATGATTAGGCAGCGGTTAGGGGGTTCTTCTTGTTAAATGTCTCGGCTCGGTCTTGCATTCCGACCAGATCACCGACAATATTCTCAAGCTTAGTAATCTTCTGTCCGATGAAAGGATCATCAGAACGAAGCACTTTATGAAGAGACTTAACTACATCCTCAATCTCTTCTAACGTATAAAAAATGTGCATAGACTTATCGTCTTCACACATCTGGTTAATCTCCTGGGCGCGAACGCGGTTGTATAGGTTTGTATTCATGTTCTTATTTTTGATACTATCAGTATAAGGGAATTTGATTGGAAGTTCAAGCCTAGAGCCCGGAACCATCGAAGTCTTCGTCCATGTTATTTGTTTGTTAAAGGTGGTGCGCCCGGAGGGATTTGAACCCCCAACCAATCAGTTATGAGCCGACTGCTCTGACCATTGAGCTACAAGCGCATTGTTGTTAAAGCTCCTCGTATAGTGGAGGTAAAAGTTTACGGAGTTGGAGATCGAGTTCACGTGCAGTCTTCAGATCGATCACTTGAATATAGTTGCAGTTATATCCGTGAAACGTAATCTCTACTACGTCCTTTAGAGGCTCGTAGTTATGACGTCCTTTGCGAACGCTGACGTCTTCGTGAATCGATCCGCTGATTGGGTCTTTATTTTCCATACGTTCATTATGGCTGATTGGGAAGGAAAGGTCAAGCCTCAAGCGGGGTTGGGTCCTGCCAGTAAGCTTTGTTGAATACAACGAGCCAGAAGGCTGCATTCAATACCATTCCATTCATTACGATCTCACCAGTCTCGTCGTCGTTAATCTGGAATTCCATATCATCCTTCTTGACGATATAACCAGCGTCCTTACCTGCGTCTAGATAGCTCTTCAGAGAACCCTTCTTCATGACCTTCTGGAACCAATCTCCACGCTTGCGCATGAGCTCCAACGGGGTTTGCATTGTGATATTACCAGTTAAAGATTTCATCAGGATCGTTCTTAATTTCGCAGATCTCTTCCTGTTCCTCGTCAGTGAGGTTATCGAAGTTCTCTTCACACCAATTCATGAACGTCTTGAAGCGTTCGATTTCTTTCGTTATGTTGTATTTCTTATTTTCCATACCAGTATTATGATATCAATCCCTGGAAGCGGCAAGCTCCAATTCATGCTTAAGTTCCTGCTCGTACCTCTCGTACGCGTCGTTAATCTGTTCCTGGAGGGTTCTGATTCCCTTGGCATATCCCTTGACTTCGAAGTCAAG